CTATAAACACGCCTGCGGTAGTCGTTTTCGCTCATTGCAATGCGGTGCGTGATCCGTGAGCATTGGCTCATGACACTGGAACCGCTGTACGGGATGTACAGGTCATCGGGTAACACCAGCTTGCTCACCATCCGCTCAAGGTGGTAATCGTAATACACTTTCTTGAACACCGAACCGCCATACCCAAGGTAAAAAAGCGCCTGATCCATCTCCGGGGTGTACTCTTCCATCACCGTCGTGAGCTGGTAGTTCATGAAATCCCGCACGCGCTCGGCTTGCTGCATCTTGTCATTAGTCTCTTTGCCCAGCACTTGCGTGCGCACAGGACCCTCGGCAGGCATCAGCTCTTTGTAAGCTTGCGACTGGAATTGCACAATCGCCTGCGAAAGCAGCGGATGCGCAACCCCGGCAGCTCCTTTAAAAGGGCGGCTGCGTTCTTCATACTTGAAGCCCAACAGATCAAGGCCCTTGGAATACTGTTGCTCCCACTCACCGCGCGAAGTCTTGTCCGCATCAAAGAGCGTCGACAATTCCGAAGCAATATGGCTTAGCTCACCTTCGTCAACAATTTCCGCAAGGTTTGCTTCAAACAAAAGTTCCTCTTCCGGAAGCCCTACCGTTGCCCCGCCATCGTCCTCCAGAATGATCTCAACGTCTGGCATGCCCGCGCCTATTTCAAGGGCATCGCCCGATTCAACTTCGTTCAGTACCTTGTCAATTGACATAGTGTGTCCTCGGCATTTCTTTCAGGAGACGAGCCGCGCTCACCGCGCCCCCTCTTTTAAACGGGCGTTCCCTGTTGCTTTTTACCAAACTCGAATTTAACCCCCGCATAAGGGGGGATAAGTAGTGGTGACTTTCAGATATCTTAACCGGGTTAAGTTGCTTTGCAAGGTCATAAACCATGCTGTCGTAATCAACCGGAGCCTTATCCCCCGTCTTTGTTCCGTTGCCCTTGGTCTGAGAAATTGTCCTCTTGGTGGGGTCTTTAGCATTGATGACTTCTACCGTGGTCACCGGAACTCCGCGCGCATCTTGCAGGAAATAAATCTCGGTGTCCCCGCTATCAAAACTTTTACGGCCCGTTCCGCCTGCTTCACCGCTCAAGGAACAGTTTTTGGCACCCCTTTTTAAACAATGGCCAATAGACGTTCCATTTAACTTGAGCGCGTTTTCGTCATTGGCTTTAACCCAACGAAACCCGTCATCGTAAGTTTTTACGGGCTCAGACACCCCGTTAGAAAACACTTTGGGGTTAACGCTTTTTCCAGCTTCTATGTCCTTTACAAGTTGATCTACACCCGATTTATACACTTGATGTTTTGATGACTCTTCTACCATCTGTGCAAAAGGCGTTTCCCTAATCTTTTCAGGGGACAACGTCCGCATGTAGTCATTGAGGTGTTCCGGAGACAAGAAATTTAACCTGCCGTAAATTTCTTGTGTTCCGCTACCAATGTCCCACACTGCCTCATTTCTAGACATGGCCTCGAGCATCTTGTCCGATACGTTGTACGCGGATGTTTTTTTTCCTCCAGACATAACTTGATCTAGTAAATCGCCTATCTGTTGATTAACAAAATCAATTTCATTTTGATTCGTCATAGAAGCCCGTTTTTGTTTTAACTCGTCCAGCAACGCCCTAGCACTTTCTACATCGGCGCTTCGCATAGGCGTTGTCTGATAAGGAGCCGGTTCGCCTGATAGCTTTCTTTCCAAGTCGGACAACGCAACTTTAGTCCCCTTGTCCGAATAAGAACTAAGATTACCGGGCTCCTTTACAGTTACACCATAATCTCCCGGGGGATTCAAGTATTGATTCTGCATCTGGGGGGACAGCGCTTCCTGCTGCTTTGTTAGTTGCTCATTAATAAATTTAGCTATTCGACTTCTTTCTACGCCCGTTGCTTTTTCTTTATTCCACATTTTATTGGGTGAAAACTTCCCTGTATCCATCGACGTAACGCCCCCGCCCTCTCTAGGTGCAATTAACGGGTTTTGTTTAACTGCTGATTCAATCAGGTTAGCTTCGCTTGGGTAATACAAAGTCGGCGTCAACCCCGTGGCATTATCATAGCGCCGGGTAATATCCAGATAAGCGTCCGGGTCCGCAGGATAACGAATTTTACTTTCCGCTGTCTTACGCTTTGCTGCTTTAATCATGTACGGTCTAAAACCCGAGGCGTCGGCGGAGCTACCAGACGGCGTTATCCGACCCTCCATCAAACTCTCAAAAACAGGGTCTCTCAAGGTGCCATGCAACTCCTCGAAGTAGGGCATTGCCTTATTATCATAAAACTCCTGCATAGCTTGTTTTTGTGCAGGGGTTGTTTCTTGAAAGTCTCCACCAGCGTCCTTTACCTGCTTACGGGCCTCTGCATAATACTTTTCAAGATTGGATACATAATCATCGTCAGGAAGCCGCAAGGGATCAGGGTGTTCTTTACTTGCCAAAAACTCCGGCGAGTTGCGCGCAAAGGTCCCCTTGTACGGCTTGACCGCCCCTCGTTGTTTTCCAAGCGGACCCGCAAAATAAGAGTCCCCCGGCATGGAAGCATTTTCAATCGCTTTCAGTACGCCCTTCTTACCGGCCTTTGCTAACCCCTTCGCAGCCGGAAAATAATTCAACGGGTCAAGCAGAGTCTGCGCCGCTGCACCTGCCAAGGGCGATTCCCCACTCGCCTCAAAGGCCTTGTCCCCCACATACTGCGCCGGAATATTCAGGTTCTCCAGCAACTCCGCCGCACTCTCCAGCGACTTCTTTCCAGACGCGGTCCGCGGTTCATACGTCATGGCCGCTTGCCTACGACTAATTTCCTCCGCCGCCTTCTCCGGATCACGCGTCCGCGCCAGTTCTACAAGCCCCGAATACCCGGCCGGGATACTCGCGCCAAGGCCCGAGAGCAAACTTGCCGCCGTCTCGCCATAGCCCTTCAGCCTGTCGCCCACGGACCGCTCCCCCTCTTCAGGGCTACCACCGGCACGATGCTTGGGGTCTTTTTTCGTTAGCCCCGACTGGGCTTCTCCAGAACGAATTGCCTCCAACGCACGTTTTTCATACTCTTCCCGCGTGGCCTGCGGGTTTTCACCCATCAGCCGCTTTGCCAAATCGTTGTTGTAAGTGTCCTGCGCACGCTCTTTGTCTGATTGCCACGGAAGAATAGGGTTTGACGGAATTGCCTCGTGCGCCCACAGCATCCCCGCCGCCGTGTTAGGAAACTTAGTCCGCAGCTCACGCGCTAAAAGCAAATGCCTCATTGCATCCGCCTCCCCACCAATCTCGCCTTTTAAGCCCAACTCTTTTGGCCGGTTAGTTGCGTAACTGCGAATCTCCATCAACCCCAACGGCTTACTAACTGTCTTTTCCGTATCTCGCATCCACCCCGCAACTCTATCTTTCAAGGGCTTTTCGCCTTCCGGGGGACTGCCCTCGGCACGCGCAACGGGCGCTCCGGGCATCGCATACGGATTGTTCCGCACAACCGGAGCGGCAATATCAGAGAAGTTAGTTGGCACTAACACCGGACTTGTTTCTTTGACCGGAATGGGCACTAACACCGAACTTGTTTCTTTGACCGGAGTGGGCAAAGAAATTTCTTCGGGTAGACGGACCGAAACATTATCCCCAGCCCAGTCTTTATAGGCTTGATCTAAACCACGACCATAACTTCCGCTGGTTTGTGATCCAAAATAAGGAGAATCATACATGTCTTGAGTCTGCATTCCGCCTTCTTGAGATTTTACGTAATCTTGATAATCCTTGGTTTTTCTAAAATCGTTTGGAGACATTTGAGATGTCCGCGTATAACCAGAATTTAAATCAGTAATCTTTGCTTGATTCCATGTTGCCGCAGGCTTAGCTACCATGTCGTAGGATTCAGGCGTGTCAGGTGTTCCCGGGTTATAACTGTAGCCATCATCGTAGACGGGCGCTCCCGCTACAGCGGGCGTGTAGCTGTAAACAGACCCCGCAGCTTTAAACGGGTCCTTTGACACCGCATAGTTTCCACTCGGGTCACGCTCATAGTATGTCTTTGTCGTATAGTCCGGATTGTCAATCATCGGCAGAGTGTTTGCATACGCCTTGGTCTTGGGGTTGTAATACTCCCCACGGGCCGCGGCTGTGCCTCCCCACGCAAAACGCTGCGGCTGTTGACGCGCCGCCTCACGCATCTTTGCAACCTCCGCGTCTTCCCCCTCGTTCAATCCACCCGAGTACGTCAGCAAACCCAACGCCGTACCCTTCTTCAGGCCTATGAACCCCGAAGCAATGTCCGTCGGGGAAATACCATTCTCCACCATGAAATTGCGCGCTTTCTCCCCATATTTCTTGAAAGTCTCCAGCATCCCCGCAGCCTCGCTTACCGGGTCTTTTACAGGCTCTTTCTTCGCGTCCCCGCCCTTGTCAAAAGAAGCCACGCTCAACGGACCACGGGTTAATTTTCCACGACTCGATGTCAACGTCGGCGCGCCAAAAGTATCCTCCCCTAGCCCACGCAACTTGTCCTTGATTGCCGCACTCGTCAACTCCGTCTTGTATTGCAAATCTGTTAGCTGTTGACGCGCAGTACCTTTGGATGCTTTTTGTTTTTCCTTTGATTCTTGAGGCATGCTCCCCATCGACTTGGAGGCAGACGACCTACGCAATTTTATTTGAGGGGCTACAGGCGTATCGTTCGTTGACTCACCAACAGAACTGTACCCCACCACGCCCACGTCGTCCCCCAGATCGTTCAACGACCCACCATCGGCCATTTGCACTGGTTGAGCCTGCCTTTGCGCAGCAAATGCATCAAAAGTCGGAAGACCACGCAACGACGATAACGCTTGTTTAGCCGACGGCTCAGCTGTCAACTCAGCCGTTTCCCCGCCAGCCTCACCCTCTTCCGCGGTCGGCAAACCACGGCCCGAGGCCCCCAGCATCGAAAACCCCAACGCCGCCTGAAACCCCGCCCCAACCTTGTCTACCCCAAACTGCTGAACAGGCGTTAACGTCGACATCCGGTCTACAGGAACAGCACCCGGCGCAGCTTGGGCCGAGGCCCGTTGCCCACGAATCCGCTCAACCTGCGCACGCATGTTCGGGTTCACCGTCACAGGTCTAGACATATCCGGCGCGGGCGCTTGTGCAACCGCTAGAGTAGGAATGGCTCCCGCACCAAGGACCTTTACCAAATAATCACGGCCCTCTTTTTTCTCCAGCGCCGCATACCACGTCGTGCCCGCAGCCTCCGCTTCTCGAACAGCACGGTCCACGGTTCCCGGGCCTTGGTTGTAGGCAACCACTGCCTTGGCATCGTCCCCGTATTTTCTTGACAAGGCGTTCAGGTAATCCCCGGCAAAACGCCGATGCTCCGCTTCCGTCCTGTTCCGTACAGGCGCTACACCATACCCCGGTCGTTTTTGCGTAGAAGGCAGAATTTGATAAGCACCCTCCGCGCCCGTGGGGCTGCGTGTAAGGCGCTTGGTCGTTGGGTCAATGTGTATGTTCGAGGACTCCACTTCACGGACCTTGTCCAGCAACTCTGGCGTAGCAAAATTCTTTTGCGGAGTTACCGTGTTCAAATCTTCTCGCGCTGTGGTCAAAGCCATGGTCAGTAATACTCCATCTGGGATACCCGACGCTCCTTCGGCTCTTCCTTCCAGTCCGAACGAAGCGCAATAAAGTTACCTTGACGAAACCGCATCAGCGCCTGTGTCGTGCTGTCCACCATGTCGTCATTGTCCCCATGGGGAAAAGCCGCGCATTCCTCAACAAGCTCCTCGGCCCAATCCGAATCAGGCACCCAACACATGCCCGCCTCCAAGATAGGAGCAACACTGTTCGCTCGCGATATCTTATCCGTCCCCGATTTCCTTCCACCGGGCGTGTACATTGTCACCGGAATCCCCAATCGGCGCAACTCCTGCTGCAACGTCACCCCCGTTGCTTTGGCCTCAATCAACACATTATCAGGATTCCAATACTTGTACTCCTCCAACGCCACACGCTTTAACTCCGGAAAGTCCCACCGACCCTTCTGCATCCCCAACAAAATAATGTTCGCCCCACTATCATCACTCGGGTAAAACACCCCCCACGTCGTAATGACAGAAAAGTCCGCCGTCTCCTTCTTGCTGTACGCCGTGTCATAGCTCTGAATCGTGTACTCACATTTCGGAGGACGGTCTTCCTCCCACACGTTCCACCACTCACGCTTCAGAATTGCCCCCTCGTCGTTCGAAGGCTGCTGCTGCCACTGCGCATTCCACTTCTGCAACGACAAAGACGCCTTGACCCCCTCCAGCTCTTCCAACTTCCAAAACTCCGGCCACAACGCATTGCCACTTGGCAAAATAGCAGGAAATTCAATCACTTCCCACTTGTCCGCATTGTGATTCACCTGCTGTTTCAACACCCTCGCCGTCAAATCCTTCGTCCCCCAACGCGTCATCACAATCACTATAGCCCCACCCGGCTGCAACCGCTGCCGCGGGCCAGAGGTGTACCACTCATAAGCATTGTCCAAGGCCAACGGGGACAAAGCATCCTGCTCCGAATGCGGATCGTCCACTATCAAAAGATCAGCACCACGCCCCGTCATCGCACCCCCCACCCCCACAGCAAAGTATTCCCCGCCGTGGTTCGTGTCCCACCGACCCGCAGCTTTACTGTCCGCCTGCAAAATTACGTCCGGAAACAACTGCTTGTAATGGTCCGTGTCCATCAAGTTTCGTACCTTACGGCCAAACCGTACCGCTAACTCCCCCGTGTGCGTCGACTCAATAATCTTGGTGTCCGGCTTACGACCCATGATAAACGCAGGCAATAAATAACTCGCAAACTCACTCTTCGTGTGCCGCGGAGGCATGTTAATGATCAAACGCTTCAATGTTCCACGTGAAACACGATTAAACGCGTCCGCCATCTTCTTGTGATGCGCGCCAATAATGGCATCGGGCCACGCATAACGGACAAAGGACAAGAAATCTGTTTGCGCGCCTTCAATCTGTTCAAGTTTCGCGAGCCGATACTCAAGCTTCAACCGCTCTTCCTCAACATCCGAAGTGAGTACTTGCATGGCCATACACCCCGCAGCTCTTTTGTATGCGTAAAAATTCGTGCCAGTTTAGCAAAAATAAACAAAGGGGGGCCTTTTTTTAAAAACTGTTTAACGGGGCCATGGCTGTGCAAAAGTAGGCCCAAGGCCTGTGCCTCCGCCGACGCGGCCGATTTTTTTGGGTGGGGGTTAGTGAGTGCTCACCTCGCATCTTTTTGCTGCATTGCAACACGGGAAAAAGCGTTACGAATCAACGGCC